GAGGGCGGCATCGGCGCCGGCGTGGTCGATCGCGTGCGCCAGATGCTGCCGGGCCGGCTCGTCGTCGGCGTCAACTTCGGCGGCCGCGCCGACCGCTACACCTTGGGCGACGGCATGCCGCTCACCGCCAACAAGGCCGCCGAGATGTGGGCCTCGATGCGCGCCTGGCTCAGGACCGGCGCGATTCCCGACGATCCCGAGCTGAAGGCCGAGCTGACCGGCCGCGAATACGGCTTCGACCTGCACAACGCCATCCGCCTCGAGAAGAAGGAGGACATGAAGAAGCGCGGCCTGTCCTCGCCCGACAATGCCGACGGGCTCTGCCTGACCTTCGCCTATCCGGTGGCCGATCTGCCCGAGGACATACGCTTCGACGGTCGCGGCGAGGGGGAGGGTGGAAGCGTCGCTGCCAACTCCATCCAGTCCGACTACGACCCGCACGGGGACCTGTAGGGCGAGCCGGTTACGCTGGACTCATACCGACTGCAATGGCAAGGTCCGACCAACCGCCCCAAGAGGCGGCAGGGAGGCATCCTGGGCGACCGTTTCGACCGGCCAACCCCGATGTCTGGAGGCCCGCCGCTCTCATCATCCCCGATCGAGCGGCGGGCCTTTTGCTGCCAGTATCGCAAGTGCCGAAGGTATTATCGAGAAGCGCAAACAACCTCTCCCTCGGACGGCAGGGCTTGTCGCTTCATCCTGACAGGTTAAGCTTATTTGCCATGACACCACTAACAAGGCCGAGCTTGGGACGGGGAAAGCACAGTTCGCGAACTACTCGTTATCAAACGCCGGCCAAGATCTACTTTCGTGATCTGCCGCCCGAGCCGCTCCATATCTTCATTGATGAATTTGGAGATCGCAAACTGGCACATCCAACACACCATTCCTTCGGCTTTGCGGGATTGGTTGTGCCTGCGTCACTTGTAGACGAGTGTGTTCGTCTTCCGTGGATTGAGGCGCGACGTCGATTGGGTAAGAAGCCGGGTCAAAGTTTGCACGCCATACAAGCCGCACGTAAACACCGATGGGGGGTGTCTGTCGGCCCCGCTCTTGATGATTTCTTCTCGGATTCGTACTTCGGGCGACTAGCTGTCATGATGACAAGCAAACGTCCCACCGGTGGGGATCGGCTTAACATGGCGACGCAAGCGTTGGGCCTTGCCATTCGTCAGGTCATTCAACACATGCAGCCGACGAGCCTGATAGTTACGTTTGAAGAAGCTGCAAATCTAAAGGGTAAGATAGAGCCCTTGATGCAGCGTATTGGCTTTCTGATGAATGGGCGAGATTTGCCGGTCCAGTATCGATGGCTTGGTAAAGCTGAAGGAGAGCTTGCGCTTGAGGTCGCCGACTTCATCACCTACGCAGCAGGCATGCAGGCTCGGCGAGGAGAAACTGACTATATCCAGAGCTATGAGGCTGTGTTTGATGTGAACATGCCGATCTCGGCTCAGTTCCACGAAACCTCCTGGCTCCATCGTGATCCTGGCGGCATCTACAGATTTGTTAATACCCAACCACAAGAATACCAATAGTTCTGGCGTTCTCTTCGGGTCCGACTGCACCGTCGCCAAATCTCATACTTCCCGCTTGCATCTTCAAAGTCCGCTTCATCAGTAACTCAGGGGCTCGCTTCTCACAGGAGAAACGCCCTTGGGAATTTTTGGTGGCGGTCAGGCCGCTTTTCCTCCGATCTCGCCGCCGGCTTTGCCGCCGGCACCGCCGCCCGTTCCCTCGATGGCCGATCCGTCGGTGCGCGAGGCGCGGGAAGCCCAGAAGAAGCGTGCCGCGGCCATGGCGGGCTATGCCTCGACCATCGCCACCGGCGGGCTGGGAGTCACCAGTAACGCCTCGACCACCGCGTCGGGTGGGGCGGGTGTCGTTGGCGCTGGTGCCGGTGCTGCCGGCGGCAAGACCCTGTTGGGGGCCTGAGCGATGGCGCACGATCCCGCGCTTCGCCGCCACATCGACGCCCGCCTCGCGGTCCTGAAGCGCCAGCGCCAGTCCTGGGAGCCGGGCTGGCGCGACCTCTCGCGCTTCATCAACCCGCGGCGCGGCCAGTTCTTCACCTCGCCTAACCAGGGCGGTCGCGGCGCGCAGGCCAACGGCGCGATCCTCGATCCCACCGCGCTGTTTGCGCTGCGCACGCTGGTGGCGGGCCTGATGTCGGGCGTCACCTCACCGGCGCGGCCCTGGTTCCGGCTCTCCATTCCCGATCGCCGCGTGGCCTCGCTGGCGCCGGTGAAGGTCTGGCTCGACGAGTGCGCCGAGCGCATGCGCATGGTGTTCAACGCCGGCAACCTCTATTCGGCGCTGCCGCTGATCTACGAGGAGCTGGGCCAGTTCGGCACCGGCTGCGCGATCGTCGAGTTCGACCGCGAGGACGTGATCCGCCTCTACACGCTGTCGACCGGCGAATACTGGCTGGGCCTCGACTGGCGCGGCCGGGTCGACACGCTGGCGCGGCGCTTCATGTATTCCTACCGCCAGATCGAGGAGCGCTGGCCCGACCACGGCATCGCCGAGATCACCGACAAGGCGCGCGGCGACGAGGCCGACAGCGAGATCGCGATCCTGCACCTGATCGAGCCCAACACCGGCTTCGAGAAGGGGCGGCTCGACGCGGCCGGGAAGAAGTTCCGCTCGGTTTACTGGCGCGAGGGCGCCGGGCAGTCGGGGGGCCAGGCCGACGGCGAGTTCATCCATCGCGGCGGCTATTCGGAGTTCCCGGCGCTGACGCCGCGTTGGGCGCCGGTCGGCAACGACGCCTATTCCAAGGGGCCCGGCCACGACGCGCTGCCGGACGTGAAGTCGCTGCAGATCCTGAAGAAGCGCGAGCACAACGCGGTCGACAAGCATGTGAACCCGCCGATGGGCGCGCACATCAGCCTGCGCGGTTCGGCCTCGTCGGTGCTGCCCGGCGCCATCAACTATTTCACCACCCAGGAGAGGGGAGCGGGGATGTGGCCGCTCTACCAGACCGCTCCCGGCGCCATCGCCGAGGTCGAGCGTCTGGTCACGCGCACCCAGGCCGTCATCAAGTCGGCCTTCTTCGCGGACCTCTTCCTGATGTTCGACCAGATGGACGGCGTGCAGCCGCGCAACCAGCTGGAGATCAGCACGCGCCGCGAGGAGAAGATGCAGATGCTGGGTCCCGTTCTGGAGAACCTGCACGACGACCTGCTGCAGCCGCTGGTCCAGCGCACCTTCACCATCATGGGCGAGCACGGGCTGTTCAGCGAGCCGCCGCGGGAGCTGCAAGGCTATCCGCTCGACGTCGAGCTGATCTCGATCCTGGCGCAGGCGCAGAAGGCCGCCGATCTCGGCTCGGTCGAGCGGCTGTGGGCCTTCGCCGGCAACATTGCGGCGGCGCGGCCCGAGGTGCTCGACAAGCTGAACGCCGACGAGAGCATCGACGTCTATGCCGACAAGCTCGGCGCGCCGGCCGCCATCACCGTCGCCGACGATGTCGTGGCGCAGCTACGCGCTGCGAGGGCGCAGCAGGCGCAGGCCGCGCAGGCAATGCAGGCTGCCTCCGCCATCACCCAGGGCGCCAAGACCCTGAGCGAGACCGAGGTCGGCGGCGGCCGCAATGCCCTCCAAACCATCCTGGGAGTCTGAGCCATGCACGATCCGAACGACGCAAGGCAGGTCCGGCAGGCCGAGCAGCTCGAGAAACTCGACCGGCAGCGCGTCGCCGACGATCTGTCCGCGGTGATGGGCAGCGAACCCGGCCGCCGCTTCGTGAACGGTCTGCTGGGCCTCTGCGACATCCGCAGCGACGGCTACGTGCCGGGCGGGGCGGAGGCACAGCGCCACCAGGACTACATGGCCGGCCGCCGCAGCATCGGCATCGAGCTGCTGAGCGAACTCGAGCGCTACGCGCCGCACCTGATCGAACTGATGAGCGAGGAGGCCCGCCTGATGCAGGCCGAGGCCGAACTCGCCGACCTGATCGCAGAGGAGCAGAACGATGGCTGACACGATCTACACGACCACACCGGCACCCGAAGCCGATACCGCACCGGAAACGGCAGCGGTCCGCGAGGGCGAGCTCCAGCCGGCACCGGCGAGCGCAGAGCCTGGCGCCGAAGCAACGGCTGAAGTGCAGGCCGACTATTCCGGCCTCGCCCTGCCCGAGGGCTACCGCGTCGACGATCCGGTGTTCGGCGAGGCGATCAAGCTGTTCGAGGGCGAGAAGATCGCGCCCGAGACGGCGCAGCGCCTGATCGACTTCACGATCGAGCGCGACAAGGAGATCGCGCGCGCGGTCAACGACCACTCGGCCGCTTCTTGGACGAAGCAGACGGGCGAATGGCGTGCGACCGCCGAGAAGGAGTTCTCGCCCGAGGCACTGGGCAATGCCCGCACCGCGCTCGCCCGGGTGTTCGACCGGCAGACCATCGCCTATCTCGAAAGCCTGGGCTTCACCAACCATCCCGGCCTGATCCGCGGGATGGTGAAGGTGGCCAACGCCATCAAGGACGACTCGTTCGTGGGCGGCAATGCCGGCCGCGGCAGCGGCGCGATGGACCCGAAGTCCCTCTATCCCAACTCCCAGCACAACTAGGAACCAATCTTCATGGCAACGCTTTCCGTGACCAATCCGACCCTGGCCGACTGGTCCAAGGTCCTCGACCCGAACGGCAGCATCGCGCAGGTGATCTCGCTGCTGTCGCAGATGAACGAGATCACCGACGACATGGTGTGGAACGAGGGCAACCTGCCTACCGGCCACCGCACCAGCGTCCAGACCTCGCTGCCGACCGGCACCTGGCGCCGCTTCAACGAGGGCATCGTGCCGACCAAGAGCACGAGCACGCAGATCACCGATTCGTGCGGCATGCTCGAGACCTATTCGGAGATCGACAAGGCGCTGGCCGACCTCAACGGCAACACCGCCGCCTATCGCCTCTCCGAGGATCGCGCCTTCCTCGAAGGGCTGACGCAACAGCTCGCCGGCGTGCTGTTCTACGGCAACACCGCGACCAATCCCGAGCGCTTCATGGGGTTCTCACCGCGCTACAATACGACCTCGACGGCGACGTCGCAGACCGCCAACAACTTCATTTCCGGCGGCGGCGCGGGCTCGGACAACACGTCGATCTGGCTGGTCGGCTGGGGCGACCTCACCGTGCACGGCATCTTCCCCAAGGGAAGCAAAGCCGGCCTGTCGATGAAGGACCTGGGCGAGCAGACGCTGCTCGACGCGGCGGGCAACCGCTACCAGGGCTATCGCACGCACTACAAGTGGGACGCGGGCCTCACGGTGCGCGATTGGCGCTACGTCGTGCGCATCGGGAACATCGACGTGTCGGACCTCGCGGGCGCGACGCCGGCCGACCTCGTCAAGCTGATGATGCGGGCGATGAACAAGATCCCGAACATCAAGATGTGCAAGCCCGCCTGGTACATGAACCGTACCGTCAAGCAGTGGCTCGACATCCAGCGCAACCTCGGCGCCTCGGTCGCCGCGACCACGAACAACACGAACATCCGCCGCACGCTCGACGAGAGCGACGGCCGCATCTTCGACAGCTTCGGCGGCATCCCGATCCGCAAGTGCGACCAGATCACGCTGGCCGAAGCGACCGTGTCGTAGGCGGCCCAGTCGCAAGCGGTATCCCAGGAAAGGAACCCTCATCCATGTTGTACGACAAGCTCAACACGTTCGGCACCGACCAGGTGGTCACCACGACCGCCGCGTCGACCGACATCATCGACTTCGGCGCCGTGCGCGACGTCGGCAACGGCGAGCCGCTGGAGCTGGTGATCCTCTGCACGGAGACCGTCACCGCCTCGGGCGCCGCGACCGTCACCTTCACGCTGGAGACCGACGACAATGCCGGTTTCTCCTCGACCCTGGCGCTCGCGAGTTCGGGCGCGATCGGCAAGGCCGCGCTGACCGCCGGCACCGAGGTGCTGCGCGTGAAGGTGCCGCTCGATGCCGAGCGCTACCTGCGCACCAACTACACGGTGGCCACCGGCCCGCTGACGGCCGGCAAGTTCACCGCGTTCCTCGCCCACGACCGTCAGGCCAGCAGGGCCTACGCGTCCGGCTTCACCGTGAGCTGAGCGGAGGCATCGACATGGCCCAGAAGAACGACAAGAGCGACAAGTCCACGGAGTACGTCGTCGTCGACAATCCCTTTTACGACGGCGTGCAGCTCCATCCGATCGGCGCGCGCATCCTGTGGTCCGGCCCGCAGGGCCTCTCCC